TCGGAGCTCCGTGTATAAAGCTTTTAAAACCGCTCGTAAAAAACCGCCTGTTGATAAGCATGACGGAAAGCGCAAGCAGCATTTCATAGAGCGCGATCGATGCAGAATTGTTGTGGACGGCGAGCGGAACGGGCCACTTCCACATCATGTGCCCCATGGACACATACATGAGCGGCACAAGCAAAACGAGAGACGCGATAAGGCGCTTTATGAGGTGCGGCGTTTCCGTGTCTTCGAAGGAAGCGCGTTTGGACGCCGCATCCGCCGAACGCACATCTTTCGTATCGAGGGAAGCATTGTAACCCGCTTTATCGACTGCGGCACAGATCGCCTCGGCGCTTGCAGGAGATGCAAAATCGACGTTCATCGAATTCGTCAAAAGGCTCACCGAAACGCTTTCGACGCCGGGAACTGCAGCGACCGCTTTTTCGACATGGGCGCTGCACGCAGCGCACGTCATACCGCTTACCGAAAATTTTGTCATATATATCGCCCCGTTATTTGAGCCCTTTTATTAAAGACATCGTTTCATCGATGATTTTCGTATTGTTCTTTTTTATCTCTTCCGTAACACAGCTTTCCAAGTGGTCGCGCAAAATCACATAGCCGAAGGTGCGAAGCGCGCTTTCGGCAGCGGCAACTTGGATAAGCACGTCTCCGCAGTAGCGGTTTTCGTCGAGCATCCATTTGATGCCGTTCAGCTGACCGATAATCCGATTCAAGCGCGAATGAAGCGCACGCACGGATGCAGCTTCGCGCGGCGTGTGTTTGTATTGGCAGTGCATACACGTCTTTTTCGTCACCGCCTTTTTTTTACCGTCCTTTGCCATAATTCCCCCGTAAAAGCTCACATTTAATATAATACCCCCATAGGGTATATGTCAAGAATCAAAATATCGGGGTAGTGAGCTTTGCGCACAAATAAAAAAGCCTCCGAAAACTCAAATCCGTTTCCGGAGGTTTTAACACCGCCTATCGATAGTTTAATAAAAGATAAATGAACTTATGTACGATTCAGAGACGGATTTTCATCTCCCTTCGCACGGAGAGCCGAAGGTTTAAATTGAACGTCTGAAATAGCGTGTTGAAACAGCCAGAGAAAAAAACGCAAAAAACCGGAGAATATAACTCTGCAAACAATCGCACAGTATGTAACTAAATTACATAAAATATATTCCCCGGGCATATATCAATCCAATTTTATCGGATAATTAGCCGTCAAAACCTCGATTTTTTGTACTGTTTTGCCCAGCTGCGAAGTCATAGGCTTTGCCATTTTTAATTCAACTTGATACCAGCCATATCGTTTCGCCATTGTTGAAAGCCCTTCATTACGAAACGAACTCAGAAGAAACCTTCCATTAATCACTGCAAGCAATGCCAAAAGCTTGTCGAAATCATCTTGATCGTAGCCGTCGTAATGTCCTTGAAAAGAACCGACGTACGGCGGATCGAGGTAAAAGAAAGTGTCTTTTGTATCCCTCGAACGAATAACCCTCAGCGCATCACAGCATTCTATTTGTACGTTCTGCAACCGTATCGCAATCGCTTCGGTAAATTCGCTGCGCTTGTGTGCCAGTTTACGAGTTGCAGCACCCGCTCGGTCATAACCGAAACCTGCGATAAAATTATTACCGAATGAACAGTTGCCCAGCATCCATACCGCCCACGCACGCTTGATACGATCAAACATCTCCGGATTTTCATACACGACTTGCGCATGCCTGTGCAGCTTTCGACTGTGCAAACTGATTGCGACGTGAGAAAGAGTAAAAGGGGCGCGTCGTGTTTGCCTGTGCAGCTTTCGACTGTGCAAACTGATTGCGACCTCTGCCTGTAAAGCTGAAAAATCACGCTGTAATACCTCATAAAAATTGATAATTTCAGAGTTTATATCGTTGATGATTTCAACTTCAGATGGTACCTTTCTGAAAAATATCGCCGCTCCGCCGATAAACGGCTCGCAGTACACCTTGTGCTCCGGAATAAGCGATACAATTTTGCCGGCAAGCTGTTGCTTACCTCCGTAATATGAAAGAGGAGTTTTCATAGACTAATCCTTAGAATAAGATTGACATAAACCGAAGGACTAAAACCGCCGATCATATACATACCTGTACAGGTCGGGCGGAAGCAGGTTATCCTGTAAGTGTTTACGCACTTATCCGCGGGTTACCGCTCGCGGGTTTCTGCCTGTTACTATCATATTCCGTACCATACGCTTGTATGTGCTAGCCGCTGTTAATTCTGTATATATCTCTAAAAATTGTTAATACTATTTTAGCTTCCGTTTTATCATGGAGCAGGTCTCAACGATCCAGATGATAGCCGCGAAAGACACGTTTTTGATGCCAGCCGATCATCGAATATTTATAAAAACAACCACAGCGAAGTTACTCCTATCAATTTCGCAATGAAAATCTGGTTGCGTACTGCCTAAGCGACACGCAGCCATAATTTTACGCTATAGTTTTCGGGCGTTACGTGTTCGGAGTTGCCGTAAATTGAATTTACCCTTGATGCATCGAAGAGTCGTATGGAGCGATCCTTAACACCATTCCATGCCGCATCACCTTCGTAGCCACCATGATAGAAAGCACCTGTGGCTGTTCCCCCACCGTTATTTCCCGTTGCTACAGAGATTTTTCCTGTGATATTCGGCAGCCCCTCTTGCTGTGCAACTAAATTGCCCGTTTTTTCTACAAAGACAGCCGCGTTGCCCCCTGTCGCGCGGAAAAACGCACCGGCATACTGCTCTTGCAGTTTCCATTTCGTACACACAAACAAATCCGTCGGACTGGTTTGCTGCGGATACTGCACGTATACCTCACCGATCCGCGGGCATGATAATCCTTCCCATTTGCTACCGTTCCAAATGACTGTCTGTATCTGTCCCGCCTGCAAGGTTGAATCTCCGTCGCGCGCAGTTGTCCCGCGTATGGCATGGTCTTTCTGCGTTGAATTAATAATCTTTACTTCAATGCCTGCGTATGTGCCGTTACCCAAAGTCAAAATTACCGGAGATGCAGCTTTCACAACAATGGTTTTGTCGTACTCGATCGTCCCCGTATCGTAAGAGTCGGTGACGGTTATGTGCGTTCCGCCCTGCGTCTCCAACCTCTGCTTTCCGCCATTCCATCGCACAAAGGCACCGTCGCTCATTTCTGAGCTTTCCGCACGCGTCGCAAGCGGCTGCGCATCTCCCTCATCTCCGACACGCGCCGTACCGGTTTTATCAAAAGCAAGGACACCGTTCTTCGTGCCGTCATAACGTTCGGCAATCAAACCGGCAAGCGCATTGCTCGCCAACGCCGCTATGGCACCTTCGCGCAGGTGTATCATATCTTTTTTTGTGTACACATCTTCCGCGTGTGTGATTTTGTTCGCGCCTTTTTGTATGATATCGCCTTCAACGGTGAGCTTTTTAAGTGCAACGACACCGTTGATGATGTCGTCGATTTCTTTCTTCCGCGCGATATCGGCTTCCATTGCCGGTGCTGCAACTTGCGCACGGCCTTCAGCATCGCGCATAACCCCTTTGTTTGCAGTAGCTGCCGAGACAAACAATTCTGCAAGCTGTGCGGCCGATGTATTGTTCGGCATACCGCCCAGCTTTGTGATCAATCCCGAAAGATTGTCGAGGATGAGATTGATCGTTTCCGCCGGAATAAAACTCGGTTTAACAAGCGGATCGTCAAAACTTCCGTTTGTAAATTTACCGGTGTCATCCACACCCGGCCATTGAACTTGCTCTCCGAAAATTGATATGTTTTGATTCTCCGGATACATGCCTGCCATAAAATCTCCTAGTCATAAAAAAAATAAATAATCATATTCGCTAAAAGCGCCTCTCGTATTGCCCGCTCAAAACCTGTTTTTAAATCCGGATTTTTAATTTCCACTGTGATAAACAAAACGGAAAAAGATGCCGGCGTGCACATACGGTTTATACCGATACGAGTGTGCCCGAAAAAAGCGGAACGGTAGGGGTAATAGACCCGTTTTATTTTTGCCGCATAAAGACCTGCGACTTCCTCCAATACGGAAAGGTTGATATGTCCGCGCCGTTTTGTCAAAAGCAGCTTCCGCCGTAAATCGAGCGGCAAATCCGTATATATTGCTCCAAGTAACACCCGTTCCCAATCGTCTATCATGGTATCTGCCGTTTTCGGCGTTGCTTCTTGGATCAAAAACGGAAAGCGGTTTTTAAATCGATGCAATTCCTCCGCTTGTTCTTCTACCCATTTTGAAACATCGCTTTCAGGATCGTCAAACTGTGCATCCCAATAAACGCCGTACGGGAAGAGCTTTCTGATTGCTTTTTTATATTCAGTTGTGCTGTGTACGAGTTTATTTGACGGCAAAGCGCACCGTCCCCCATACCGGATATTCCAATATGGTTGTCGTAAATTCGCCATACGAACCGTTCGTCAGTTCGACTTTTGCCCAGCTGATTTTGATACCGTCTACGATAGCATCCCGAAAGCTGCCTTCCGTATAACGCACACCCGGACGCGCCGAAGCGTTGAGATAGGTCTTAATACGTTGCTCTGCCGTGCTCTGATTTTCGCTGCTGTTTTCGGCCGCCAGTAACGTTATCGTCATGTCGATTGGACGCAAGGTCGGCGTACGCACGGTGTACAAAACGGGCGGCGCAACTGAATCGATATATGACGTGACTACGGACAAGTTGCCGACTTGTGTAATGCCGTTGAAATGATCGCCGGAAACAACCTGTATCAATAATGCACCGAATATGCCGAAGTTCTTAAACTCGAACGCTTTCGATACATCTGCAGACGAGTCGACCGCCCACGCAGCAAAGTCTCCGATCTTACCGTAGCGCGTCGTGTTGCGAAGCGCGAGCAACACGCGGGAAAGATATTCCTCATCTGTTTCTTCGTCAACTCCGCCGACTATACCGCTTCCAAGCGTAATCGCTTCACTCGAAAGCCCCGTTGGAATTGCCGACGACAGCTTCAGCTTTTGTCCTGAAGCGAGATTTGATGCAGCCCCCGCCTCTTCTGCCTGCAGCCATATTTCCGCTTTACCGGTGCTGTCTATTTTTGTTGCTTTATCGGTAAAATACCGCTTACCCGATGCCGATGTGTACACAAGACCCGACGGAACGGCCGTTCCCGGAACTCCTTTAACTTCGGCCTGTCCGACCGCCGATACCGCATACAATGGCGGAACTCTATCCGACCAGTGCATTCGAAGATAGTCGCCTGTTGCCGTGTCGGGAAATAACTGATCAGCCAAAAACGACAGATCACCCAAAAGCTGGTGATACATCCCCGCCTGTACTTCCGAAAGGACTCGAATAAGATTGTGCCGCGCGGTTTGATCAAGCGGTTTAAATCGGCTCATATACGCCGCATACATGCGGTCAAGCAAAACCGCAAGCGATTCTCTAACTAACGCCATGCCATACATCCTTTATAAAAATCGTTCCGCCGTCGCCTTTTGTAATCGTCAACGCATAATCGATTTCGTTTTTGCCGCGACGCTCGGCCGTACATTGTATGTCTTTTACAAGTCCATCCTGTTTGAGCCACGCAAGACTTTCCAAAATCGCCGTGCGAACTTTGCCGGCCGTCGTTCCGTCAACTTTTCCTTCCTGTCGAAGCACCCACAGCTCCGAGCCGAACGAGGAGTCTGCCCACCAGCGCCCTTTATCGGTTCCGATGCTCATCGCGACAAGCTCTTTAATATCTGTCCAGTTTTCAAGTTTTACCGGTTCAGCCTTGCCCATGCTGTACCTTCTTGTTTTCTATCTGCGAGAAATTTTCTTTATTTACGAGCATTTCAAGAGAGGCAATCATGTTCGATTTAAAAGTCGCTCCTCCGTCTTGCGGAGAGACTGCCGCCGTTTTAACCGCATTGATGATGCCGTCTATGCGGGCGGTCATCTTTGCAAGTTCCTTTTTTAATTCCTGTATCTTGATAAGACCGCCGAAGTCCGTGCCGTTGAGTTCTACGGTTTTATCCGCGCGGACGATTACAAAGCCGCCGTCTTTGCTCCACAAAGCCGCATCCCCGTCTTTGAGTTCCGGCGCACCGTCAACGGAACATATCGGAAGCAAAACATACGATCCGGCATTTCCGCCCTGACTCAAAACGACAGCCTTTCCCTCTTTGGCCTTTGCAAAAAATCCGTACGGAAACAATTCTTCGGCTTCAATCGTGCGGCAAAACTCCGTTTCAACCGTTACGGTTTTATCGTCGCGAGTTTTTAAAACGCCGAAGTTGAAGACGTTTCGTATCTTTGCATACAGCTCACTTAAATTCATTTTCTCACCTGTACGGGCGGTATATTCTGTTTCGCGGCAATCTGCTCGAGCCGGGACATCTTCCCTGTTTTTTTGGCGGCAATCGCAGCCCCTTCTTTTCCCATATACACTTCGGGGTTTACCAAACTCACCGTGCAATCGAAGGCCGTCGGCTCTGCGCGATATTCGACTTCACTGATCATCATTTTACCGTCAATACCGGCCGACGGTATGTAAACAGGGATTAGGAAATTCGGATTGAAAAAAAGCTCTTTTTCTTCCGTACTGCCGAAACTTTTGATCTGCTCGTCGGTCAAGCCCCAGCCTGAAACGGTTACTTTTATTGTCCGCTTTCGGCGGCGGTATAATTCGATTAATGCACGACGTTTTGCCTTTTCCTGATCGAGATTGAAGTCTGAAAGATTGAGCGTTAAAATCCGTTTATTTTTACAGCGGCCGTCGATTGCGGAACCTTGTACGCCGCTTGAAACGACGACGTATTCGTGATACTGTTCTGCGCCCGCTTCGGTTGTTTCAACCGACTTAATATTCGTTCCTTCAGCTAAAATAAAATGCCATTGTTCCGCATCGCGTCCGGACTTTGTCAGATACAAATTGCCCGCTTCGTTTGACGTGAATACATAGCCTTGATTATCCGCTGCATTTAATAATTTCGTCCACGGAGACTCGCAGTCCCATTCAAAACTCGACACCGTTTCAGTGTTATTTTGCCCGCGAGGTAAATGATCCACAATAATATCAAATTGCCCTGCAATCGATTTTGCAACCGTTAACAAATCGCTGCCTCCGGCTTTGCCTGTCCATGCGGAGTCAATAATGTCCCGCGCCGGAGAGCGTCCCAAAATCGTGATGTATTTTCGACCGTTGTCGGTCGTATCGGTGATCTCGTCGATAAGCACCGTCGTTACACGGAGGTTGCCACTGTTATGCGTGATGTATTTGTTGTAAAAACGTACCTCGACCTTATCATGCACCGCGATGTTCGTGCGCTGGCTTACCGGCAATTCAAGCGTAAGGCTGTGGCAAATCTCATCGAGCGACTTTGTAATTTGAATTTTGTTCCAAACAAGCGGCTTAAAGTTGCGCGTACCTGCAGGAGCCGCATTGACAACGATTTTAGACATAGAGTACCGTTCCTTCAAGCACAAAGCTGTCTTCAATACTGTTCAGCGCCCGCAATACCGTCTCTTCAGTTCCGAGATAATGCGCCAGTGCCAACATCGGCATAGCACCGTTGAGCGAGATCGAAAGCTCTTGGCTCAACTGCCGAGAGGCAAGCTCTTTCGATACGGCAATGCGTAAATCGTTTACCGCCTCATAGACAGCGGGGTCGCTGCCGTCGACGCTTTGCTCAAGCCGCTCATACAGTGCAAAGAGGTTTGCCGTTTTATCGTATGACTGTGTCGTAATATCCGGGAGCAGTTGTGCCGCACTGTATAAGGCTGCAGCCCTGTATAAGTTTTCCGTTGCCCGCTTTGTCACAACCTGTTTAACGGTTACTGCCTCGATAGGTAAACTGTATTTATATTCTGCAAAAAAACAAAAGAGCGCGTTTTTTTCATTGTTCGCAAGGCGAAAAAAAGCAACTGTTTCATCTGCTGCATTTTTGATCTCCGAAATCCCGGAAACTATCTTTCCTGCTGAAGCGAACAACGCTTCGGCGAGAGCTTTCGGTGAACGTATCCCTTGTGCCAAAAGGTTACTGAGGCGGGAAGCCGCATTCGTCATTTCGTTTAATTTTTTAAAACTGCCTTGTATGCGACCGACCGTTGTAAAAAGTCTTTGCCGTATGAGATTAAATGAATTTACAAGCACTTGGTCTGCGGTATTGCCTCGAAGCCGCTTTTCATACACATCCGTTATCGCAATTTTTACCGCTTCCGCCGCTTCGGGGATGGTTTTGGTAAGTTCTCCTGTAAGCTCCCAGCGTTTTTCAACGGGGCATCCCGCGCGGGTAAAGGTCAGCCGTATTTTGCATTGCCCCGATTCATTAGCCGATTCTTCGATATCCCAATCGACGACGATGACGGGAAAGCGTCCCCAAAGCGGGAGACTGAGATATCCGGGATCGTCGTCCGTCGCCGGAACCCGCAGCGCCTCAACGAGCGCATTCCGATTTTTGATATAGTTGTCTCCGCGCAAAAACCCGGACACGGTGATACCGTGCGGTTTTTCGTTGAGAGCGGTCGAAGACCACAGGCCGAAAAAAGGATACTCTTCCGTGTCGACACTCAATCCGGTCGAAAGCTTCATGCTTTCATAAATAAACGGTACCGGAGTTTTTTTCGGCGCTTGATAGCTTGTCTGCGCCGGAGTATCGCTTGCACGATACACAAGACGCTTTTCATCTTCTCCCCGTGTCGCTCCGTACGCCATCCGCCAGTTTTCGCTTGCAGGAGCGGGCAAGTCTGCGTCCCAGTTATTCATATTTAATACGCACCCCTTGCTTCTACGACGCGGCCGGTGTTATAGATAAACGGCGTCGAGTTTGATCGTATCGCAGCACTTACCGTCGGCTTGTCTCCGGTGAGATTGACGTTTAAATCCATCACGGCAGTTCCTTCGAGCTTTGCCGTTTGCTGTGCTTGCGGCAGCCGTTCCATCGACGTAAGCTCTTCCTTTATGGCTTCCGTCTGCGGTACGACTTTATCACGGCTGAAAGCGCCGCCGATCGCTTCTCCCGCTTTGCGTCCGAGTTTTCCGCCGAGCCATCCGACCGCAGCTCCGCCTGCCATACCGATCACTCCGCCGATGGCGGTTCCGATTCCCGGAGCGATTGCCGTCCCGATCATCGCTCCGATCTTACCTGCCGCAAATGCGCCGGCAGCAACACCGAGGCCCGTACCGACGGTCGTTCCGATTGCATCTCCTATTGCGCCGCCTTTCCCGCGTGCCTTTTGCTTTTCGCTTAAATTTTCATTCGCATTGATACTGCGCACTTCGTCGATCGCGGCAAGCGTTTTTACCGCACCGGTCGTGACTGTCTGCAGCACACCCGCCTGTATTGCCCCCGCGCGGAAATTCCGTGCATTTGCGTTCATAATTGAGCCGAGTGTCTGTGTTGCGCCCGCGCCCGTGCCTGTACCCTGCGGCATACCGTTTGCCGCACCGAGTCCGCTTTGCCCCATATTGGTAACATAGACGGGCATTCCGCTCGCAGCCCCTTGTCCGAGGCCGAGAGCAGTCTGCATCTTGCCGCCGGTTAAATTTTTAATACCGTTTGAAATCGTGCTGATAAATCCCGACAGAGTTGCAAGTCCTTTCACCGCGACGATCGCACCGAGTCCGTATTTAATCGTATTAAATACTTTTTCCATCCGCTCCGGATTTTCAGACAGATACGAAAGTAAATCATTGAGCCGCTCCAACGGCTTTGCCAAATTCGTATCGGCAAATTTCAAAAAAGTCGTCTGCAGATTCTGCAAGTTCGCTTTCATCGTCCCCGACATACGTGCGGACTTTGCTTCGAGCGCTCCTGTTGTATCGCCTAGATCATCCGTCAGTTTTTTATAGTTTTTCCCGTACTGCTGAAAAGCGCGCACGGCTTTCATCGAAGACATCCCGAATATTTCACCCAGAAAGTCCGCATTGCCTTCTTTTTCCGCCACCGCGAGCGTATCCTGCATAATGTCTGCGAGATCGCGAAATTTACCGGTACTATCGCGAACGGCCACGCCGATAAGCCCCAGTTTTTCCTGTTTTTGCGGATCGGAAAGCTCGGACATTATGGCATCGAGAGAGGTAACTGCGGCCTCTTCGTTCTTTGTTCCGGAGATAAGGATCTGCATCACCGCGCCGAGTTTTTTCGTATCTTCGACGGAGTTTCCGATGGGCGAGTATGCGGATAAAACGGCCTTTGCGGTCTTTGCGAACTTGCCGAACGTGTACTCGCCCTGATCGCCCTGCTTTACCATATCGTCCATAAGCTGGCTGATAGAGGATGCGCTGTAGCCGAACTTTTGAAACTCCGAAAAAACATCTCCGATACTTTCGCCCGTTTCTCCTGTCGCTTGTAATGCAACGGCAATATTTTTAATATTGTCTTCGACGTATTCGAGGTTACCGGTTTTCGTCATAACGACATCGAGCGCGTCTATAACTTTTGACGGATCGATTTTAATATTCGGATCTTGTGCGGCTTCAAAAATTTTCTGCTTTAATTTATTAACCTGTTCCGCCGATGCGTCGGCGGTCATGCCCATGCGGGTAAGACGGGCATCCATATCGATGATCTGATTCGAGGCGGCGCCGAGAGAGAGCGACACACCGAGCGCGCCGAGTTTTGCTGTCATCCCCGAAAAAACGCTATCGACTTTATTGACGGCAGACATTGCTGTAGACGCAAACTTTTGCGTAGCGGCGCCGGCACCTTTTATCTCTTGAGAAAATTTGTCTCTTAAGGAAAGCAGTACGCCTGTTTTTATGTCAGCCATTATTTTATTCCGTTGACAGTCTTATAGTTTTTTACCGCCGCCGCATGCCATTTCTTGAGTTCTTTCCACGAAAAGTTCAAAATAACGGTATACGGCAAGGACGGCAAAAGGCTCATAAGCTCGGTTACCGTTTCAAATAGAAAATCGCATACTTCGGCAGCGGTCAGTCCGCCGCCTTGGTAGGGTCTTCTCCCGCGTTCGCCTCGTCGCTCGGGTCTTCATAGTCCGCTTTAAGGCCGAAAAAGACCGCGTAGATCTTTTGCAGATCGTACCGGATATTCGCCCAATCGCGCGGGTCGATCTCCTGCAAAAGCGATTCGGGCTCTCCGGTGAGTCCCGACAAAAGAGCGATGTCCGACGCTACATCTCCCGCCGCATGTCCGTCGGTGCGTATAAAGTGCTTTACCTTCGGCTGCGAAAGCGTCAGCTCCGAAACGGTTCTTTCTCCGAGCGTAACCGGATACTTCAAATAAATCGTTTTCACAACCTCTCCTTACACGAGCTTTTGGCTCTTTGCTGAGTTGTATGTCACTTTAAGCTCGCCCTTCGATAATTCTACAGCCTCGGTGACCCATGCGGCGGGCATCATGTGCTGACTGCCGCCTGACAAAAAGATGGTGAGCGTATCGTTTGACACGTTCGCAAATTCCTGCGGGTCGATCGCAGCGTTCAGCGTCAAGGACAGCTCCGCCGCTGTCGGCGTTTCGACATAGCCCGTGTTTTCGTGCACTTCGCCGACCTGTGTTTCGCGCTTGAAGCTCGACGGCTTAAACGTCGTGCCTCCTTCTTTCAATGGCAGCTCCCCCAAACTCGTCGATATAACTCTTGAAACCTTTAATAACTGCATATTCATTTCCCCCTATTTGAATTGATTGAGTCCTGCGCCGATGAGGAACTGACCGATTAAAACCGGCTGATGCCGATATTCGAGCCGTGTCTTGTTTCCCGCTTTTACCTCGACAAGGATCGATGCCTTGTAGCTTTCGAAATCCTGACACCAGTTTTTCTGCCCGATGAAAACCGTTTGGTACAGGTCGGCCAAAAAACTCCGCCAGATTCCCGGTGTCATCACCTTCGCACCCGCGCCGAAGTTTTCGTCGGTGCTCGCGAGCTTCCACGCCTTAAAACGTTTTTTCGCTTCGGCGTTGATATAGGTGCGCACCGCATCGACCGTTTCGACAATCTGAATGTCGAGGTAACTCGTGTCGCGACCGCCGTCCGTATTTTCCGTGTAGCTCGTAACGAGCCGCTCGATAAGCACGTACCCCGTCGGATCAAGCCGCCACGTTGCAATACCTGCTTCAAGCAGTTTTTGCCGCGTGTCAAAATCGTATTCACTATCGGCACCCAAACCCGTGACCTTCGTGTCGTAGGTATTGGCGCTCGGATCGTCCGCCAAAACACGGCAGGCACTGGCCGCAAAGCGGGATGCCCATTCGCACGGAAGCGATACGGCTTCTCCGCGCGGGATAAGGCAGATATGCGGCGAGTTGATTTTTGCTGCCCGATCAAGGATCGATCCTGCTTCGCTCGCACTTCCGACTTTTCCCGAAAGAGCGACAAAGGCACGGCCGCCGATTTGCCGCGTTGCAGAGTATCGGCTTTCAAGCTCTTCCGCTAAAAGTTTGATATTCGCATCATCGTCAAAATCAAAGACGATGTAATTCCATCGCTTCGCTCCGAGCATTTCAGGGAGCTTTGAAAGGTCTGCAATACCCGTTCCTTTGGTTTCCGTACCCGCCTTTACGGTAACGCCTGCTGCAAGACTTTGTACTTCAAGCGTGTTTTTGTTGCCGGCGGCACCTTTATAGATAGAAGAAAAGATGATTTTTGTGTTCTCTCCGCTGTCGACCGCCGCTTCAATCGGGTTATTTTCAAGGCCGTTACACGCGGCGACGATTGCGGCTGCAATCTTATCGGCAGTAAGACCCGCAGTAACGGCTGCCCACACGCCGCGGCCGTTGACGGTAAGCATGACGCTTCCGGCTCCTGCGTTCGCAGCTTCAACCGTGTACTCCCTTTTCCACGCCGTTCCCGCGGCAGGTTCGTCGATCGGCAAAATGTACAGCTTTTCCGTTTTGTTGATCGACAAAAAAGATGCGGCCATAATTGTGGCGGGGCTTCCGAAGCCGCAAGC